AAAAATGAGGAGATGCCTCATATTGGTAGAATAAAGAGGAGTCTAGTAGGTGAGAAACACGCCTTCACAGACGCTTCTTAGATGGTTATATGTATGCCTTCATCTTACTGTTGGGTGTACGCGATATGCTCCTTATTAGAGAACAATGTTGATACATCAGAGATATTGAAGATACAGAATTTTTCTCTAACAGTAGGAGACAAAGGAGTTAGTTCTAACATGTTTTAACAAATATGTAACTAATTAGGAATCTAGCTATTCATTTAAGACTATCATCAATAGATAGCTCCTAGTAGCACTTTGAAGAAAGCTAGCATCATACTATGTGAAACTGGTCACAATCTAATGCATTGTTACCTGCAGTTTGATAAGAACTGCACATAGAAATACTCGGCTAAAAGAATATACTAGGTAATGATTCAACCAGAAATAGCAGGCTCAACTCAAACTAACCCATCCTAAAAGAAAAAGAAAACAGTCAAGAAGTCTGGTTTTAGAGGTAATAGACAAAATCAGATGAAGAAGTAGATTTAAGCTAGTATCAACCAGAATAATACTGAATCTGTTCAAGTAGACTACAGAGCTATAAAATATTAAACTCATGAATAAGCTCTCTAGTCTCAACCTTAGCAAACAGTGTAGCCAGAAACAGAATAAGTCAACAGCATCCTTAAGAGATTGAATTAGATGAGCTACTACGTAAGAACCTTATCTTATTAAAATTTACCTAAAAACACTGCATCTTAGATGCTTGAGATAGGTTAGTGCTAACTAATGTTGCAAAGTTAGGAAGATCAAGGTCCACTGACTTGTTCCAGTCAGTAAGTTCTAAAACATTACGCTAAAATAATGTGCTCTAAGAGAAACCCTAATCATTTGGTCCGCATCACTGGATAGAAACTATGCAACACCAAAGAGTTTCTGGTAAATGGGTTATTGTCAGATCTGATACAGCACTACAAAGAAAAGAGAATGGACAACTATTCTTACCATTCCAGTATAGGCACTTTCCCTGGTTGTGATTGCATCGGATTAACTAAGCCTTTGTTGTACGATCTGTATCACCCCGAATTGATGCCTATACAGCAAAAACAAGAGCACAATGAGTCTAAAGGTCTGCATAGAGATGGTTAGGTATTAAGATGCAATCCAAGAGGAGTGTTACCAGGTAAGTAGATTCAGTACCTATAGACATTGGGTTTAGCAGGACCCTTAGTAACGATAAAGAACCAAAA